CAAGCCTTTGGATATCGCTTCCAGATCTTACAAGAGGCAACAATAAAGTCGGTATCGTCAATTTTCTCGATACCGACCGACTGAAAACTACCGAATGCATCAGTGTCAAATTCAGCAGTTTTGTATTCATTGCCATCATCGTCTTTTCTGGTGACGACTTTCATATTGTGACCGGAAAAATCCAGTTCACCCTTTGGAGCTACGACCAACTTGCCAACAAGCGGGTTGCCAACCAGTGTACTCATCCAACTTTCAATGGTATCACGATTCAAAGCAACCTGATTCCCATTTACTGAGAAGTCACAGATGACAAACTTGGCAAGATAGTGGTCTGGATGCTCCGTAATCTCAGAGCAACAGATGTTTCTACTATAGAAATACTCCTTACTCATCGTTCATCACCTCACTTACTATCTTCATTTCTCTGCTGGTCATAAATTTGTTTTTCAGTTTCCTCACCCTTTGGACGGCCTGTCTTTTTATCACTGTCACCACCACCGCCGGAACTACCGGTCGATGTATAAGAGGTCTGGCGAGCCACAAACACATCGTCATAACCTTCTTCGGTTTCAGCCTGACGCTTGCGTAGTTCGTCCTCGGCATGAAGTCCCATATACTCGTAAGCAGTCTTGTAAGAACAGTTTAAAGTGGTAAACAGGAACTGAGCAATCGCCTTCTTCATCTCCATACCCATCATTTCAGTAGTAGAGACTTTCACATCAGGGCAGTACATTGGGTCTACACCTGCATCTTCAAGGCGAATACGATACCAGCGTTTTAATACATCTTCAATCTGCTCTGCAATCTTACCGATATTTTTCATCAACTGGTCAAGAGACACTTTTGCAGTTGAAACAGTCTGCTGACCGTCGGTATTTAAGAAACTGATCCCCAAAGCAGCCATCTCTCGGTTGCGATACTGTTTAACAGTCTCGATATTTGTCATCTCAACTTTTGGCTCAACATACTTGATATCCTTTACATAAGGAGCGGTCGTCACAAGCACGGTATTTTGTTTCCATGCACGCAGCAGGTTATCGTGCGCCGTCACTTGTTCAGAGAAGCCCTTTTTATCTTTGTTTGGTCCCATCAACTCAGGGTCAAGCTGTTGCCAGATGATTTTCTTTGCCTTAGCCTTAGCATTTACACGGTCTGAAGTATCAAAAGTCTCAAGCATCAATGCCGGACGTAAGGCGCGAAACAGGGGAGAGACACCATATTTTTGTCCCATATTGCCAATACGAATCACGCCACAATGGTCAACATCCAATTTTGCATATGTATCACCATTCTTAAATGCCTGATACACCTCGTCTGGATAGTTGTTTTGAATCTCGGTCTCCTGATTTTCAAAGAATAGCGCTTTATTCTTCTTGTCCTTCAGCATAGATTTGCTCAAAGCGGATTTCAGCTTAGACATATTGATAAGCACAACAGGCTGTCCATTTGATAAGTAATCGCTTATCTCAGCAATACCAAGAGGATAGTAGTCTACAATGTAGTTCTCATCCTTCTGACGCAGATATGTAATATAAGTGCCCTCTGCATAAGTCATCGGAATGGCAGCACGCAGCAGACTTCGCACGTTGATTTGTGCGTTGAAATCATCAATCACTTCACGGGCGTAATTTACCTGTTTTGTCTTATTACGCTGCTCAGGGAACTGCGCGAAACTGCATTTAAACTCCGTATTAACATTCGCCTCAATCGCATCATAAGTAATGCCAATCAGGTCATCTTTATTAATGTAATTACGAATGATTCCATTTACCGTCTGCACATTCGTCAGGCTTGACTGTAACCCTCGTGCAAGTTCATCAATTCGGTCAACCGTCAGCGTTTCAGAGGAGGCTGATATTTTCAAATATGTACTGTACTGCTTGTTCTCAGGGTCATAGGATGCGATAGCATGGCGGATAACATTATCCATTCTTTCTTCTGAAAGCTCGTTTACAGATGTAAGCACAACAGTACCATCATCTGTCTGTGAAGCAGTCACGACATCAAAATCTTCCTTTTTCTTTCTTGCCACATTTTCACCTCCTCTGCTTAGAAGTCAATGTTAGAAATACAAATCGGCGGAGCAGTCATTGTCTCCACCGCAGACTGGCGCACTTTATCCTTACGACGTAACTCATATAGACGATGAGCGAGTAAAATTGCAACGTAAAAACGATCATCATGAATTTTATTGGCAACATCGGGTGCCAAAGCATATGTTACGGTCGTATTTTCAGAGTTTGTCGTTTTCTGAATACTTGTAATCTCGTTCTTCATCAAGTCGATATTAACCCACGCAGTCTGTTCCTCTAAGGAGAGTTCATGCGTCTTCAAAATTTCTTGACCAGTTGATTTGTCCACACCATCTACTACCTGAACGTAATCTCCGCCATTATATTCAAGAGGGAAGTGAATGACACCAAGATTCATCAGCTCAATAAATTCCTCAACCATTGCAGTACGGAATTTACGAGGACTAATTAGACGTAGCTTGTCAACAGCATCTGGGTAACGGGCATCATATCCTTCATATAATTCATGATTTGCGTCGATAAAACCACGATGTTCTGCGCCTGTTTTATCAGTCCAATTGTTAAGCAAACCATCCGCATATGTGGAAGTACCACCGCCGCCAGCGCCTTGGTCAATCATCAATCTATCAATGTATTCGTAATCAGGATTTTGACCATTGTAATGTAGAATCAACTCATGCAACTGCTCAAGCTGACGATTAGAATCGAGCTTGAATTTTTTCTCATTCGCAAGGTCAACCATGTTCACGCAATTTATAATGTCACCACACATGCCATTTTCTGGATCGTTATAAATACGCATAACGCCAACAATAGAATTATCCATTGTGCGGGCAGGATCAAACGCAAGAATATACTGATAGTTCTTATCCCAATAAAGCTGTGGGATATACTTTCGCTCATTGCGACGAACCGTACCCCATTTGATGATCTGGTTTACGCCACCGTCACGGCTTGGGCGATTATAATATTCACGCAACGCCTTCATTTTATTTGACTTTAGAGCTGCATCTACCTTGTCTTGCGTCAATAGTGCTTTATATGGCTTACCCTTCATATAAACTTTGATTGCAACGTCACAAATCATATCACAAACAAAATAATCTCGATCTCCTGCAATCATGCGCTTTGCAAATTGCTTGTAATATTTATAAAAAAGCTTGTCCATCGTGTCCTGACTTGAAGCATAAACTAGCTGAGTAGGAACCTGACGAGGCTGCATTTCGGGATTATAGTCAGTGTCAGTGTCAGTGACGAAATCCGTATTCTGTGTTGCAAAAGCTTCACAGACAACAATCAGTTCGTCTGAGCAGAATGCCGCCTCATCAAAAAAAATAAGACTGGCTCGCTTACCACGCACACCATCTGGGTTAGAGTTCAAAGTGTTAATAGAACTACCGTTATAGAACTCAACAACATACCCGGCGGGATTATGACTAAAACCACTTTTGTTGGTTGCAGACTTTTTCGTTTCTTTCTCTGCAATATCTTGCAGACTGCGGATAGACGCAGCCGTCTTACCAACACGAGTAACAATTTCCTCGATCTTATTAAATGTCTCTTTTGCCTGATCACCAACATTACTTACAATGTAAATAGACTGGTTCTCATATAATATTGCCTTTAGGATAATGAAAACAGAACCTACAAAAGACTTGCCAAAGTTTCGACTACACGCCCAAAGAACATGACTTGCATTCCAGCTTTGTTCCAGCATGTATGCCTGTGCATCGAATAGTTGGATACCCAACAAATCTCTAGCAGCAATAACAGGATTCCGCCGATAGAATGCAATCGTTGCCGCATCACACTCATAAATCTTACGTTTTACGGCTGTGATAATAGGCGCTCTTTGCTTCATTCTCATACGGCATCACCATCCGTATCTTTTGCGCTTGCGTCAATACCGGCATCTTCCAACAGCTCCTTAAGCCGCTGATTCTCGATAAGAGACAGCCTGTATTTTTCCTTAGCGTCATCACTTTCTTTCTGGAACTTATCAATTAGTTCTCTTTGTGTATCGAAAATTTCCTGCATGTCATTTTCGTCAAAGAAAGCATTTTCCTTGATTGCCTTAACACTCATATCTGCCGCCCATTGAGTGCCTGGAGACCGTAACTGGTCGTAGAAATTTGCTTCTGCGCCAGCAATATCCTTTTCACGCATATCCTTCATCAAGAATGTAAGAGTATTACGTCCGGCATCCTTATTGGAACGATTCTTGACAGAGATCTCATTTTCCTTAGCAATCTTATCGTTATTAGAAACTAGCTTGACCTTAATGTCATTCAGACTCTTGATTGCTTCAGCCGAGTTCATCGGGTTTAAGCGAGCAATCTGCAAGTCGATTTGTCGAATTTGATTATTATTGTTCACGACTTGAACAATCTGGGATAACTTGAACGGGTCATCCTCAATACCATCCTCAAAATACTTGATGAGTTCACTAAACAAATAGCGACGGTCACCCTCGTTATAACCATCAAATGGGTCGTACCCAACAACAGAAATACAATCATCCTTTGCTTGAATCTCTGCCTTCGACCACTTCTGTTCCTTCTCTTCCTGTAAATCGAGAGCGTTTTTATTGAGTTCACCGTTCACAAGAGTGTTGGTAAACGTCTGGAACTGGAAGTTCTTCATGTTCACCACGAGACGGTTATAAGTTCCTGGCCTACATGTTCCAGAATTGCTCACAACGGAATCGTAAAGACTATTATAAAAAGGAACGTCCAGAACATGACACATTAGCATACAAGCAGTTCTATCGCTTCCAAAGCGTCTTGAAAAATCATCAAACATTTCATTAACGCATTCTTTACAGATGGGAGCATATCCGTCATTTGCCTTGAACAATGGAGAATATGTTATTCGGTAAAAATGCCCCATAGCGACATCATATTCTTTACCACAACGCAGGCATTTGAATGTCTTTTTGTTTTCGGTTCCTTCAAGAATAACGCCATCTTCAACAACCTTTTTCTTTCTAGGCAAACAAACACCTCCAATCAAAATCAAAAATAAAGCCGTAGAACGTGCGCACATCCTACGGCAGCAAATACACCCTCTAATGTGCTTGTAAAACAGAGGCCGAGAGTGTTTCCTTCTATAAAAGACCTATCATGATACGCATCGTTGAGAGGCTTAATAGGTTCTGTTCTTAAAAAGCGTCCCTCACATGGTACGCACTGTAAATAGGCGAGTGAGAGACTAATCATCTATATAAGCTTGCTATGTTCACGACATTTATGTCGGTAACATACCTTGCCCTGCCAGCGAACCGGCATAATAATCAAAATAAACCTACCGCCAGAGGGAGTAGAAAACTGACGGCAGGCTTGCAAAAGGGGAGATGCTGGGTGCAGGTGTGGGAGTCAAACCCACCCAAACACAGCTTATGAGGCTGGTTAGTACATCGGCACTATCACCTGCGTTATAAAACCTACCTTTTAGCCGGTGGTAGGGAACCGGTATAATACAGGTCCTCCGGGAGAAGGACTGGCGCGGTCTCAGAGATTCGAACTCTGGCATCGGGTTTGCCGACCTAACGGTTTTC